TGTTTCGTTGTAGTGGGGTTTTGAGGCCGTGTGAGGCCGATAGAGCCACGCAAAATAAAATTAGTTAATGTTTGACCTAAATTTTCTATAAACGCCTGCATGGGCTTTGTGCGGGTTTGGCCTTTTTTGAACTGCAATAAAAGCGCAGGTCAATACTGGTTATCCGTTACATTGTGGTTTAAGATAAGCCTATGAAAAAGTTTCCTGCGTGCGCAGAGTGTGGCATCGAGCTGCACCCGTTCACTAGGCGCGATGCAATCTTTTGTTCTACGCGTTGCCGCGTGCAATCTCATCGCAAACCTTTTCCGCAAGAGCTAACAGATCGCAGGCGTTGGATTCGTTATTCACGGTTCAAGATTCCTTTGACCATTTGGAACGACTACGCCAAAGTTAATGATGCAAAGACTTGGGCAAGTTACGACCATGCAAGCCAATCAAAGGCTGGTGTTGGTTTGGGTTTTGTTTTCAATGGTGACGGCATCATTGGCATTGACCTGGACAACGCCTTTGAAAATGGCCAGTTAAAAGATTGGGCAGCGGCAATCGTCAATGTCTTTGCCGATACTTACACCGAACTTTCACCGTCAGGCAAAGGTATCCACATCATTGCAAAGGCCGACTTGTTTAGTGGCCGCCGTTTTCAACTGGCAGATGGTGGCATTGAGATTTACGCAACTGGCCGTTATTTCACAATGACAGGCAAGCGGTTCAATCGCTCACCTAAAAAGTTAAAAAAGTTTGATGACCCAGTGTCATCCGTGATGAACATAATTGATTCAGTCAATTTATCGGGGGCGATAAATTCTTAGCAAAATGAGGTAAGCAATGTCAGGGCCACCACCAAAGCCAAATGAAGTCAAGCGCCGCAATGGAAATCCTGGCAAACAAAAGCTGCCTAACCTGGCAAATGTGATTGCCTTGCCACAAGTTTCCAATGCGCCTTTGCATTTATCTGATGCAGGCCAAAAGTTATGGCTTGAAATCAGAGACATGGCGCCGTGGGTTGCCACATCTGATGCCAAATTGCTCATTGAACTTTGCGAAAAGATGGACAAAAAATATATTTTGCGTGAGCAACTAGCCGACAATAACTATGTTCTATACACAGACAAGGGTTATGCCTACGCAAATCCTTTGTTTTCAATGCTTAATACCGTTGAAAACGACATCATTAAGTTGCTTTCATTGCTTGGATTAACGCCAGCAGATCGCAGTAAGTTGGGGGTTGCTGAAGTTAAGGCTAAGGGAAAACTCGAAGCCTTGCTTGAAGCGCAAAAAAAGAATGGCTGATGTTGCTGGATGGCCGCCGCGCTGGTTAACTGAAGTACCTTTGGATGAACAAGACCGTGGCGATGGCGATTTGTATGCAAACTTTGCCGAGGCCGTTTGTCGTGTAACTAAAGATTCTGTTGCATCGCCTGCGGGCAAGTTGATTGAACTGCGCCCGTGGCAAAGAGAGTTATTGCGCCATGCGTTAGCTCGCCGCGAAGATAACAGGTTTCGTCACAGAACCGCTTTGGTGGGCATGAGTCGAAAAAATGGCAAATCTGCACTTGCTGCATCAATGGGCTTGGCAGGATTGACACTTGGCGGCAATGGTTCAGAGATTTATTCATGCGCTGCCGACCGTGACCAGGCACGCATCGTGTTTGGAACTGCAAAACGCATGATCGAACTAGACGATGAACTCTCATCTATGTTCACTTTGTACCGTGATGCAATTGAATTTAAAGACAAGGGCAGCGTTTATCGCGTTCTTTCTGCAGAGGCTTATTCAAAAGAAGGCTTAAACCCTTCACCGCTAGTCATCTTTGATGAGGTTCACGCGCAACCATCGTGGGAACTTTGGAATGTTTTATCACTTGCTGGTGGTGCTAGAGCCGACTCACTTCTTCTTGGCATCACTACCGCTGGTGTTAAGACACAAAGCAATGGGCAAGATTCACTTTGCTATTCGCTTTACCAGTACGGACAAAAGGTTGTTAAGGGTGAAATCAAAGACCCTTCATTTTTCTTTTCGTGGTGGGAGCCGACAAGACCTGAAGGCGATCACCGCGACAAATCTTTGTGGCTGGAAAGTAATCCAGGATACAACGATTTGCTGGATGCAGAGGAAATGAGTTCCGCCGTTCTGCGTACACCTGAAGCTGAATTTAGAACCAAGCGTTTGAATTGCTGGGTCAGCACATCAGTTGCATGGTTGCCAACAGGTGCATGGGAAGCGTTAGAGGACAAAGACAGGTTTCCTGAACCTGGTGAAGAATGTATTTTGGCTTTTGACGGTGCCTTTTCCAATGACTCAACTGCACTTGTGATGTGGTTACTTGGTGGAGACAAGCCACATTTGATGGTTGTTGGCTTATGGGAACGCCCTGATGATGCAGAACAAGGCTGGCATATTCCAGTTGCAGAGGTCGAACAGACCATTGTGGACACATTCCGCGATGAAAGATTCAATGTTAAAGAGATCGTTTTTGACCCTGCTAGGTGGCAGCGAACATTTATGGTCCTTGATGAAGAAGGTTTGCCTGTTGTTTCTTATCCCAACAGCGCACAAAACATGGTGCCAGCAACGCAAAAGTTTTATGAAGCCGTTGTCAATGAATCATTTACACATGACGGCGATGAGCGACTGGCAAGACATATTGCCAACTGCGTAACAAAACAATCTAGCCGTGGCGTAATGGTTGCCAAAGCTAGTAGCCGCCGCAAGGTGGATGCTGCAGTTGCATCAATCTTTGGATACGACAGAGCAACACAACCACTACTACCGCCAGCACCAGTTGCTCGGTATTTTTCAATTCAAGTCTAGGGAGTCTGATGAAGAAGATTGATCTATCCGTTGCAGTTGAAGTTATAGGTGCAACATCTGTAACTGTTGGCCTTGCGATGGTTTCAATTCCTTTGGCTCTTGTTGTCTTAGGTGTGTTTCTTGTATGGATTACAGAAAAGGCTAACTGATGAGTTTATCTAACCGACTTCGCAACAGCAGTGAAAAGCGTTCAGGCAATAATCAATTTATTGAACCGCTGATTCCAGGGCGCCCTGCCTATGAAAGTTTGGCAGGCGTTGTTGTTGATGATGAAACAGCAATCAGAATGTCAACGGTTTATTCTTGCATCCGTCTTTTGTCTGACACAGTTTCATCTTTACCAGTTAGCGCATATGTTCGCCGTGGTCGCGCACGCCTTTCTTATGCTGCAGTTTATGGTGAGATTCCAAATTGGGTGCAAAATCCCAATCCTGAAACAACAAAAATGGAATTTTATGAGCAGATCATTACCTCATTCAAACTCAATGGCAACGCTTACATCCTTTTGGTTCGTGATGATAACGATGAAGTTATGGAAACTTATGTGCTTGACCCGCGCAATGTTCGCATTGAACGCCAAGCACCAGGGGAGCCTTTGATTTATTATGTAAAAATCAGAGATGAACAAGGGTTGTATGAGCAGAAAATAGGCGCTCGTGACATCTTGCACATTCCTGATTTCCGTTTGCCTGGTGAGTTATATGGCCTTTCACCAATTGCCGCTTGCCGAACAACTATTGGCGCAGCAATGGCAGCAGATACTTATGCCGCTTCATACTTTGGAAACGCTGCCAACCCTGGTGGTGTAATTGCAGTTCCTGGTGAGTTAACACAAGAACAGGCACAAGACATTGGGCGCAACTGGAACCTTACTCATGTTGGTCCTTATCGCGCAGGCAAAATTGGCATCCTTTCAGGTGGTGCATCATTTGAGCCACTAACAATTAACGCCCAAGATGCTCAACTTTTGGAATCAAGGCGCTTTAGTGTTGAAGAAGTTTGCAGAATTTTCCGCGTTCCATTGGCGCTGATTGGCCATCCAGTAGCGGGTGCAATGTCATTTGCATCGGTTGAAGCACAAAATCTTTCATTTGTTCAGTATTCACTGCGCCCAATCTTGGAGCGAATTGAACAGGCGATGTCATCATTGCTGCCTGAACCTGATGGATTTATTCGCTTCAACCTAGATGCGCTACTTCGTGGCACAACACTTGAGCGTTATGAGTCTTACACTAAGGGATTGCGTGAAGGTTTCCTTTCACTCAATGATGTTCATGCTTACGAGGATATGGCACCAATTGAGGCAGGCGATCAATACCGTGTGCCGCTACAAAACATTGATGCAGCAGATGCAAAGGATGTTGGCTTAAAGCTACGCAGTGAAATTGCCGCAAGTCTTATTCAAGTTGGCTTTGACCCTGCAGCAGTTACACAGGCAGTTGGCTTGCCTGATATGAAGCACACAGGCGTTCCATCTAGCCAATTGCAGCAAGTATCAACGATTGACCCAGCCGACCCAGCAGCCGTGTACGAGGTCAAGTAATGCCTTATTTTGTCAGCGATAAACAAGCCGATTGTTCAGGATGGGCAACTGTTAAACAAGAATCAGATGGCTCTTATACAACTCTTGCTTGTCATGACACAAAGCAAGATGCAATTGATCAAATGATTGCAGTTTCAATTTCTGAAGATATTGAACCAGGCGGGGAAGTTAACTCAAGGAGCAAAGTGAAAAAAATTGAACGCCGTACATTTACGGTACAAGATGTTGAAGCACGACAGGCTGAAGATGGCACGATGCGGCTTCGCGGATACGCTGCAGTGTTTAATGACCCAAGTGTTCCAATGCCTTTTATTGAAACTATCGCACCTGGAGCATTTCGCAAGACATTGAGCGAGACACCTGATGTTCGCTTGCTTATCAATCACGAAGGTTTGCCACTAGCTCGCACAAAGAATGGCACATTGACCTTGACTGAAGATGATCGCGGTTTGTATATGGATGCCACAATTGCAGACACAAGCGAAGGCCGTGACCTTTACAAGTTAGTTGAGCGCGGCGATGTTGACCAAATGAGTTTTGCTTTCCGCGTCATCCGTCAAAAATACAATGAAGATCGTTCTCAGCGCACACTTACTGAAGTAAGCCTTGCAGATGGTGATGTTTCAGTTGTCACATATCCTGCCTACCAAACAACATCGGTTGAGGCACGCGAAGCACTAAAGAAGGCAATTGATGCAGTCAAGGAAGGCCGTGAAGTAACTGGCGAATCTTTGATTGTATTGAACACAATCTTTGAAGATTTGAGCGAAGGCCATGACTACATTATGCGTGCCGTTGAAATGATGGCAATGCTGACAGGTGCTGAAGGCGAAGATGAAGGCGAGATGGAAACAGAGTCTCGTGAAGTTGTTGGCGATTATGTAGAATGGGATTCAAGCGGTGGAACTGCTAAGGGTCGCATTGAACATATTATGGAAGAAGGCGTGCTTGGAATCCCTGGCACAACTTTCAGCATTACCGCAGAGGAAAATGACCCAGCCGTTTTGGTTCGTGTCTATGAAGAATTCCGCGATGGCTACCGACCAACAGAAACTCTAGTTGGTCATAAGATGTCAGAGCTGCGCCAAATTGATGCACTGCCAATGGCAACTGAAGAAGAAGGCCGTTCAATTTCATTGCGTTTAGCGCAAGCAATTATCAACAACACAAAATAACTTTCTGCTGCACTCGTAGCAGATTCGAAGTCGGAGCGACCTCACACCCTTTAGCGCCGTGAGCAGAAATCGCCACCACCTCAAACCACATTCACACAACTCATTAGGAGATCACTAAATGTCATATTTTGACAATGTAGTAGAGCGCCGCGATGCAGTTAAGGCTGAAATGGATGCAATTCTTGAGGCAGTAGCCGCAGAATCACGCACCGACCTAACTGAAGAAGAAACAACAAAGGTTGATGCCCTTGTTGAAGAATCACGCGCACTAGACGAAAAGATTGAAAAGCTAACTGCGCAGGCAACTGCAGATGCTAAGGCATCAGAGGCACGCGCAGCAGTCAAGGCAGTAGTTACACCTGTTGGTGGAACAACTGTTACACGCGAAGCACGCACATACTCACCAGAGGCTGAAGTTTCATTTGTGAAGGATGCGTTCAACGCACAATTCAAGAACGATTACGCAGCACAAGAGCGCCTTGCTCGCCATACAAAGGAAGAATCAATTGAGCGCCGCGCAGCAGGAACAACTGCTTTTGCTGGTCTTGTAATTCCTCAGTACCTAGTTGACCTTGCTGCACCATTTGCACGCGCAGGCCGACCAACTGCAGATTTCGCAACTGCAAAGCACACATTGCCTGCTGCTGGTATGTCGCTAGAAATTAGCCGCATGACAACAGGAACATCAACTGCAATTCAGGAAACTCAGAACACTGCAGTTTCTTTGACGGACCCTGATGATACCCTGCTCAGTATTCCTGTAAGAACGATCGCAGGCCAAGCCGATCTATCCCGACAGGCGGTAGAAAGAGGAACAGGCATTGACACATTTGTTGTTGCTGACTTGATTCGTTCATGGCACACAACAGTTGATGCACAAGTTCTAAACGGAACAGGCTCAAACGGTCAGTTCACAGGTATCCGCAACGCTGGTGGAAATGCAATCACTTACACTGCAACAACACCAACAACTGCACTTCTTTACTCAAAGTTGGCAGATGCGTACCAGCAAGTTGAGAGCAATGTTTTCATCGCTCCAACTCACATCATCATGCACCCACGCCGTCTAGCAGCAATTCTTGCTTCATCAGACACAACAGGCCGCCCAATCGCAGTTCCAACTGCAAACGGTCCAATGAACTCAGTAACTGCAGGCGCAGGTTTGCCAGGATACGGTAACTCAGGTTACTCAATCATGGGCCTTCCAGTAGTTACTGATGCAAATGTTGGAACAACATACGGCGCAGCAACTAACCAGGATGAAATCTATGTTGTTGCAGCACCTGAAATGCACCTTTGGGAGCAGGCTGGTTCACCATTCGCGCTTTCATTTGATCAGACAATTGCAGGGTCATTGACTCTCAAGACAGTTGTTTATGGTTACGGCGCGTTCACTGCAGGGCGTTACCCACTAGCAGCCTCAATTATTTCAGGCACTGGTTTGGTAGCACCAACTTTCTAATCGAAAGTTAACAATTGTGTGGTCGGGTTAGTTCCCCCCGATTAGCCCGACCACACTTCTTAAAATAATCGGGGGATTATGAAAAGCGCACACAAAGTTTCTGTTGGTTCTTGTGACCCAGGTAATGTTAACGGCGGGTTCGCATTTAGTTTGATTCAACTTGCTCAATCACGATCATCACGACTTGGACCATTTGTTCGCATTAAAGGTTCAGGGCTTCTTTCAAAGCAACGCAATCGTTTGGTTAAACAGTTTCTTGAAACCAAATCTGATTGGCTTTTAATGATGGATTCAGATGAGCAGTTGCCAGTTACATCTTTTGACAAACTTATTGAAGCAGCGCACGATACCGAGCGCCCCATAATTGCTGGCCTTGTATTTGCCAGTTTTGAAACAGGACATCCTTACCCAAAGCCTGTTCCCACAATTTTTCAAGATGCCCCTGAAGGTTTCTTGCCGCTTAACAATTATGAAAAAGATTTGCTGTTTGAAATAGATGCCGCAGGCACTGGTTGCCTGCTCATCCATCGCAGCGTTCTTGAAACAATGCGCGACAAAGCCGATGAACACCAGGGCAAAGATTGGGCTTGGTTTTGGGATGGTCCAATCAACGGTGAATGGATAGGCGAAGATTTGCAGTTTTGCCGCCGTGTTCGCTCACTTGGATTTCCAATCTATGTTCACACAGGGGCGATCTTGCCTCACTCAAAGTCTTATTGGCTGGATGATAGGCAGCACGATATATGGAACGCTTGAAAAAAATTTTTAAAAAGAAACCCGTAAAGAAAGAAACAACAACTGCTATTCCGCAGCTCGAAAGAGCGATGCTCCCTAAAGTAGAAACGAGAATAAAGCGTGGCGATCACTAACGGTTATTGCACACTCAACGATGTTAAGTCAGCACTTAACCTTGATGACTCAGCGGAAAACGCTGCAATTGAACTTGCCATCTCTACTGCCAGCCGCCAAATTGATGATTATTGCGGCCGTTTCTTTTACCAAGATGGCACATCAATTGCACCTGCAACGCGCTACTACACACCTGACAATTGGTATATCTTGCCCGTTGATGACTTTGTGAGTCTGTCACAGATAGCAACAGATGATTATTTTGATCAAAACTATTCAACAATTTGGACTATTTCCGACAGAATGTTTGAGCCTGTCAATAATCCTTCACGCGGTTGGCCTCTTAGCCGTATCTTGGCAATTGGTTCCTATGTATTCCCACAACTATTGCCACAATCTGTTCGCATTAAAGGCATCTTTGGCTGGAGCGCAGTTCCGTACGAAGTAAAGACTGCAGCAAAGATTCAGGCATCACGCCTGTTCCTTCGCAACCAATCACCGTTTGGCATTGCTGGTTCAACAGATATTGGCACCGTTCGATTGGCTGCAAAGCTAGATGCAGATGTTGAGGCTCTACTTCGCCCAATGCGCAAGAACAATGGCTTGGCTGTCTGATGCAACCAAGTGCAGTTCGCAATGGCTTAAAAGCCAACCTTGAGTCAGTTCCTGGATTGCGTGTGTATGAGTTGATTCCATCACCTGCAGTTGCACCCGCTGCAGTCGTAGGTCAGTTGGATTTTACATTTGATATTAACAATGCACGCGGTTTAGACCAAGCAAATCTTGATGTTGTAGTTCTAGTGCAAAGCCTGGCACAAAAGAGTGCGCAAACAAATCTTGATAAGTATTTGCAAGGTTCAGGCGATTACTCAATCAAGGCAGCAATTGAATCTGATCTAACTCTTGGCGGTGCTTGCAGCACTTTACGCGTGACTGCTGCTCAATCAGGCACTTATACATCAGGGGATATTGAGTTTCTTTCATACCGCTACAACCTCACAGTTTGGGGATAGGAGAACCATGAACTACACAATCGCTTCAGAGAATTTTGAAGCTAAGAAAAAGGGTGAGTCAATCACCGAAAAAGAATTACTTGAACTTGGACTCAACATTGATGCTCTTGTTTCAAGCGAACACATCAAGAAAACAACAACAACAATCAAACCCGTAACAGAAAAGGAAGCCGAATAATGGCCCGTTTAGTTCTCACAGATGCATCCGTTGTCATTAACGGTGTCAACCTCTCTGAATTTATTACAAGCGTCGCATTATCAACAAGCGAAGATGTTGTTGATACAACAGGAATGGCATCAAGCGGGGCGCGCACCCGTGTGTCAGGATTGCAGGACAATTCACTGACTCTTGAATTTAACCAGGATTTTGCAACATCAGGTCCTGAACTAACAATCAACGCAATTGGTTCTTCACTTGTTGGAACAACAACAAGTGTTGTCATCAAGCCAACATCATCAGCAGTGGGTGTTAACAATCCAAGTTTTACAATGTCCTGCGTTGTTGCCGAATGGCAACCCCTGTCGGGCGCCGTGGGCGAGTTAAGTTCTATCTCGACTACATGGCCAATCTCAGGCGTAATCACAAAGGCAATTGCATAAATGGCCCGCTTAGTATTGACAGATGCAAATGTTTTGTTTGCCTCTAATGACATTTCTCAATACATCACATCACTAAGTTTAAGCACAAGTTATGATGTCATTGACACTACTGGTCTATCAACTACTGGTGCAGCTCGTACTCGTGTTGCTGGCCTTGCTGATAACTCAATCACTATTGAGTTCAATCAGGATTACGCAGACAATGCACTTGAAGAACTAATCAATGGAACAAACACAACCAACGGTAGCGTTGGATTAGTTGTTGCAATGCAGGTAAAGCCAACATCTGCTGCAACAAGTGCAAGCAATCCAAAATTTACATTCAACGCCTTGATTTCAGAATGGCAAGCCCTGTCAGGCGCTGTTGGAGAATTATCGACAGCATCGGTTACATGGCCAATTTCAGGTCCAATCGCAAAAGCAATTTCATAAACTACTAAGGGGGAAAAGATGGACGGCTTAGCAATCAAGATTAAGACAAATGACGGTGTTGAGGTGTCATATAAGTTGACACCTCGCATCATCGTTGCATTTGAACAACAGTTTGGTGGCGGTATGCCCAAGCTACTTGGCACTGATCAAAAAGTGGAACACATCTATTGGATTGCTTGGAAAGCCTTGCAGGTTAACGGCCATGTTGTGAAAGTTTTTGGACCAGAATTTTTAGACACATTGGTTTCTGCAGAATTGGATGCCGATAGTTCTTTCGAATCCACCGCAACAGCCTAACATTCACGGTGGCGGCAGTTGCGGTTGAAACAGGGATTTCTCCCATTGATTTGCTTGATGCACCTGATGGCATATTTGAAGCAATGACGATTTATCTAAAGGAACGAGCTAAAGCCAATGGGTGATCAAGTAATTGTGTTAACTGGTATTGAAGAAACGCTTTCTGCCTTAGCAGATTTTGATAAAGATGCAGTCAAGCGTTTTAAAAAAGTAATTAACGATGAACTTAAATCTGCTCAAGGCGAGGCAAGAGGCTTTGTAAAACAAGACCCACCTTTTAGCGGCTGGCGTAAAACAGATGCCATCAATCCGACAAAAACCCGTGGTGGAAAAGGTTGGCCTGGTTGGGATGCAGCGGCTATTCAAAAAGGTATCGTAAAAACAACTGCACAAGGCAAGGTGCGTGGTGATTTCACCACATCTGCTGGTGCTTTAAAAAATACGAGCGCGGCAGGTGCAATTTTTGAAATTGCTGGCCGTAGAAATCAAGGTTCAATTTTTGTTAAATCTTTGGAAAAGCAAGGATTTGGTAAAGCATCACGCGTGATTTGGCGCATTGTTGATAAAGATGCAGACAAAATTCAAAAGAATGTTGAACGCGCATTAGAAGAAGCAAAATCATTATTACAACGACATTTGAACAGAGGGCAGGCATAAATGGCAACTGGCGCAGTTATAGCCCGCATCCTCACCCAGTATTCCAACAAAGGTTCTAAAGCTGCTCAAAAAGACCTTAAATATCTGACTAAAACATTTGAGAATTTTGGCAAGAGGTCAGCGCAAGCATTTGGTTTGGCTGCTGCCGCATCTGCAGCCTTTGCAGTTAAAATTGGAACTGATGCAGTGCAAGCTGCAATTTCAGATCAAAAATCACAGGTTTTGCTTGCTAACTCATTGCGTAACACAACTGGTGCAACAGATGGTGCAATTGCTGCAACCGAAAATTACATTACTCAACTTCAAAAGCAATTTAATGTAACAGATGATGAATTGCGCCCTGCGATGGCTCGACTAACTGCCGTTACAGGGTCAACTGCAGCAGCACAAAGCCTAATGCAAACATCTTTGGATGTGAGCGCTCAATCAGGCGCAGATTTAGCAACATCAGTTGGCGCAATTATTAAAGCAACAAAAGGTCAATATAAGGCACTTGGAAATCTTGTTCCAGGATTAGATGCAGCAACAATAGCAACTAAAGATTTTGGAAAAATTACCGATAAGGTCAACAAAATCACGGCTGGCGCTGCAGCCAAGCGCGCTCAAACTCTTGAGTATCGTTTGATGGGCCTAAAGATTGCCTACGGCGAAATCCTAGAAACTTTGGGATATGCATTGTTGCCTGTTATTGAGCGTTTTGTCACTGTCGTACAAACAAAAATCTTGCCTCAATTAGAGGCTTGGATTGCTCTTAACAAAGACAAGTTGGCAAAGTCTTTTCAGACAGCCACTGATTTCTTTGTCAAAATGTTGGCAGTTGCATTTACATTTACTCAATGGGCATCAAATAACACAACAACTTTGAAGAACTTAGCAATTCTTTTCACAACTATCTTTGCAGCTTCAAAGGCAATTGCCTTTGCCAGCGCTGTCAACAAGGTTACAAAAGCATTGATCGGTTTAAACCTTGTTGCTGGTAGCGGTGTGATTGGAGCAATGACTAAAGGCGCGGCAAAGGGCGGAATGTTTGCCACACTTGCAGCCGCACTTGCCGCTGGCGCTGTTGGCAACAAAATTGGGTATTCAATTGCTGCCGCAATTCCTGGCACATCAGCAAACAGACTCAAGAATAGTGAAAAAGCATTTAAAAATCTGCCAATGTCACCGTCACCTAGTGACATCACAAGCGGTCGTTTCAAGACAGGCTCTGCACCTTCAATTGGTGGAACTGATGCTTTCTCGGCATTTTTAGATGCGCTCAACAAGAACACTGCAGCGATCACAAAGAAAACAAAGTTTGATCTAGCAACTGAAAGAGCAATGAAGGAACTGGCGGCTCGTCAAAAGGGTCTTTCAGGTTCATCCTCAATTGCTATCGGCGGAGCAGGTTCAAATCCTTACGGACCACGCGGCAGCACTACAACTGTTGTTGTTAACAATGCAGGCTCTGTGATTACTGAAGAAAACCTTGTGACAACTATTGTCAACGGCATTGAACGCACCACACGCCGCAGCTTTGGTAGCACTGGAGCGTTTGACAGATAATGCCAGCCTTTGACGGTACAACCTCGCCATCAGTAGCAGTTGAGTTCCTGAAAAGCGGAACTTGGACAGCAGTAACAACAACAGATGTCATCTCCATTGATATTCGCCGTGGTCGCAGCCGACAAAATGAACGCGATCAGGCAGGCATCTCAGTTGTTGTTTTCAACAACACTTCAGGCTATTACGACCCTGACAACACTAATGCAGGCAGCCCGTGGGTTGTTTCAGGTGCAAGCATCTTGCGCGATGGCCTACAAATGCGCATCATGGCAACAATTGGTGGCACCTCATACGCGCTTTACTACGGCTTCCTTGAGGAAACAAAGGTCAATCAAGGTATTGCGCCTAGTTCAACGATGACATTTGTTGATGGCATTGCCTACATTGCCGATGCCCAGGCACCAGCACTGGCCGCTGCAGCAAATGCCGAAACCGCAGCCACACGCGTTGACAGAATGTTGACTTTGGCAGGATGGACAGGCTCAAGAAGTTTGACTGGCACTGTCGGGATGTTGGCAACAGTTCAGAATCGTTCCTGCATGGATTTGATTTACCAGGCAGTTGATTCAATTGCAGGCCGTTTTTATATTTCACGCAGCGGTGTTGCAACACTTGTTCCTTTGGCCGACAAATTTAGCCGACCAACACAGTTGCTTTTCACAGATACTGCAGCGAGTAACACTGTTGGATACAGCCAATTGTTGACAAACCCTGGAACCTATTTTGTTGTTAATCAAGCGGTAATTAGTCGCTCAAATACCACAAAACAATTTACTTCAACTTATGGTCCAAGTGTGAACGCATACGGAATTGCAAAAAATGTTATTCAAGCGCCTGTTGCAACTGATAACAATGCACAAAATTTAGCTTTATATGAATCTCGTAAGTTAGCAACGCCTCTTACTTATGTTGAAAGAATTGATTTCAATGTTTTAGCAGTAGCAACTTATGGTGCTTTGTATCCTGACTTTTTGGCAACAGAGTTGGGTGATCAAGTCAGTGCTGTTCGCACAACTTATGATGGCCGCACAATTCAATGGAATCTTGTTGTTGAAGGTATGGCTCACACAATTACTCAAAACAATTGGCTTTGTTCTTATACAACTTCAGCCATTAACCCTTACAGCATCACAATTTAGGGGGAGTCATGCCATTATGTCCACAAATTACTAATACGCCAATTACAGTTGCTGAAAATGTTGCAATCACTGCTGTCACATTTAATGGCTCAACTGCAACTTACACTGCTACTGGAAATGATTTTGTAGCAGGAAATTCAGTTTTAATTGGTGGACTCGTTCCAGTCACTTTTAATGGTACCTTCACGATTTCATCTGTTGCTGGAGCAAATTTTACGGTTCCAAATACACAACAATTTGCAATATCTGCAGTTTCATTTACATCAACCACGGCAACTTATACTGCATCAGGTCACAATTTTTCAGTTGGGCAATCAGTTACAGTTAGTGGATTAGCCCCTGCAGGCTACAATGGAACTTTTACAATTACTGCTCGTGTTGCTGGTTCAACATTTACTGTTTCCAATTCAACCAATGCAACTGTTACAGATCAAAATGGCTCGGTAATTACGGCTGCAGTCACAGATCAAAATGGAACAGCATCCACATATGTAGTTACAAGCGTTGTTCCAGTCTTGGCGGCAAATACTGAACAATTAGCGGCTACTGATGCTGCCGCCGCTGCTGCTGCTGCAGCCGCCGCAGCAGCTCAAGCAACAGCAAATTCTGCCTTAGCAAATGCAGCCACTGCATACACTGCGGCTATTGGTTCATTGCAACCAAGTGCAAGCACAATCGTCAATGCTTCAAATCAAATGACTGCAATCGCATCAAATGGCATCACGGTTTTTTCAGGAGCATCTGCAACTACTGGCGCACGCGTGGTTTTAAACTCTCTTGGCCTTGCTGGTTTTGACTCTAGCAGCACTGGTGCAGGTAATGGCGCAACTTTTTCTATTAGCGCCACAACTGGTGCGGCAGTGTTTTCAGGCTCTGTCACAGGTTCTACAATTACTGGTGGAACCCTTAACATTGGCGGCAACGCCATCATTGATGCAAGCGGATTATTGACAGCAACAGGTGCCACAATTACAGGCA